GTAGTGATGTTATTCAACGCATACATATGAGGTGTGACATACGAATTCCATAATAGGGTCTCTGTCGTAGTTCCGACATCCCATGGAAATTGTGTGATGTATGACTCTCTCATTGCAAGCGGAACAATGGCCATCTCATCTGTCGGTCCTAGACCTGTAGTTCTTGGATCGACAGTTATTTCCTGCTTAGCATCCATTGTAAGACGCATAACAGAATCGGGGGCATCAACATTAGCCATGTTTCCAACGAAAACTGGCTTAAATGGGTTAATATCTGCAGCGACCGCCGGACGCGAATAGCCAAAAAGTCTGGCAATATTAGCGGTCGCACTTGCAGCCATAGATGTTGCTCTAGCATAGGGACCAATATATGGTGCCTTAGTAAGCATGCCAGCAACACGAGCCAATGTCGATGCGGGTTTGGAAACAATTCCACTACCATATTCATCCTTAGACTCAACACCAGCTTGTGGTGATAAAGAATCAGGATCAACGGAAGTGGGCATGGACAAGGACAAATTCTCAGCCCATGCAAAAACAGAAATGGTTACACGATCATCGGCACCATTTGCATGTTTCAAACCCTGCATACTCTGCAAAATGCACTCCCCCATCTCAGTCCATTCAGACCTCGGTATGGTGAGATTATTATGCCTCCAAAAGAAGGGTAAACACATTTCACCACCCTGTGAGGTAGTGGGATCCAGGTAAAAATGAGGCCGCTGCGAAGCAGCGACGAGATCCTGGGTGAAGAAAGCCCTGTCGACTGTGAATTCATCGACAGTATGGAGTGGATTATAGGAGCATATAGCTCTACCATAATGAAATCCATTTCCATTTATAACTATCTTCAAGTGCAATTTGCAACGCAAAAGCGTGTAGTTTGCAATTCGATTAATATTACGAGGATTCTCGAAATACAATTGCCATGGGTTGAAGGACTCAAAAAGTACAGTCCCTGTCCCCCATTCGAAAGAGGCAATTTTAAGGGGGCGGGAGAAAAACTCCCCCAAACTCTGATCACCCTTGTCAGTCACTCCGAATGTTCCATCCGGAGAACTTTCAACGTCATACTTGTAAGCCGGGTTCTGATCGGCAAATGAAGTGATCTGAGATTTGGTTTCCCTGCTCGGGGTTGCAATATCCACATTGTATGGTTCAACACCCGATTGGGGAAGGTACGAGGCATCCACCTCTTCCTCCATTTCTGTAGGAGGCACACGGTCAGTTTGGTTCTTATGTACAAAATTGGCAGTGATCTTTTGATTCAACCCACGCTCTCGATCAAAGCATGGGCCGGCGTTTCTTAACGAGCAGGCAAAGCTCAAAATTTTATCCCGTTAGGACGCCAAATCTCTGTGAAGCCATCGAACCAACAACGTTAAAACGCAAACGCTCGTCGGAACTTGGTAAACCAGCACAGAGATCAATTTTGCTTACCATCAGATTTGAAACTGGGTTGGGTACGAATCCAAATACGTAAAAATAATAATACAAACATATAAAACATAAATATATACAAAATTGGGACCCTGACGCCTATATAACGTCAAAATCAAAGGATGCATCATCGTTGTCCGTCCCTTCAAAGAGGTACTTTGCTTTCCAGGACAGAACACGTTGTGCATAGGAAACATCAAGTTCAGCGCATAGATGTTCCAAGGATGTCTCACGAGCAACATTCCGCAATTGTGCTCGTCGGCGTTCATAGATCTCTTCGCCATGGTTGAACCATTCTCGCAATGCAGTGTCAATGTTGATAGCGCAAGCATGCTCAGGTGTGAGTGGTGATTTGGAATCGCGCAAATACGCATGAAGCATTTTAAAGCACGACTTCTCAACAAGTGCACCCAGATAAACGCCTAGCTGGGGATGAAAAACACTCCGCCTCTTGAGAAACTCAAATTCCTCGATTGGCAGGAAATCGGTAAGTTCACTCTCCTTATCGGGCATAGTGTACGTTTGCCCATGGGCGGCCAAAAATTCCGACGCGCCTTTGATTGTGAAATTACTCACCTGCGGTGACACAGATCCGATATTATCGTCTCCGTATGTCAACAGTTTGACAAAATCCCGAAAAGGCATTCGATTGTCAAAACCACATGCTGGATTTGCGTCGTAAAAATAACAACGCAAATTCAAACTACCACAGATGCCATTAAGAATGACAGTGAGAGAGTTGCCACTAATGTGGGTCCCTTCCGTCAATCCTATGAGATCTCCATTGAATGCGATAATTGCAAAAACCACATCTCCTGTGAGTGCCTCCATGATTCGCAAGTCCTCTTCTGCATAGCCAA